CCTCATGTGGCTGTCTCCCAGCTGCATGATTTCATGAGGAACATCCAGCTCTTTAAGATTTTCCATTGCTACTGACACTGCTGGCATCTTTCTTTGCTTTTAAGTCCAGGGAGTTCTCGGCATCGTCAAACAACAATCTCTGAATCTGCGTCTGCTCTTCGTGAATCAGGTCCTGCTCATGGCCCTCTTCCTTGTGACGCAGTTCCTGTTCATGCTGCATCTCTCCAATGAAAGCACCAGGAATCTGCATCTCCATTGCGGTCGCCGCTGCCTCAACGGTTTGTTTCTGAGCAGCTGCTTCCTTGGCTGCGGCATCAGCTGCCTTCTTACGCAGCTCTGCTTCCTGATCAGCCTTCGCCGCCTGCTGCTGTTCAGGATCAGCCTGTGGCTTCCATTCAGGCAGATTGATTGGCGACTCAGGCATGTCCATGGCCTCGCCAAGCAACTTGCCGAATTCGTTGAGCGGACCTGTGTTTCCGGTCTCCTGAGCAAACTGCTGCAGCAGAGGCATGAGGAATTGTTGGAGCGATTGGATGTTCGCTGTATCGCGTTCCTTGTTTGGCCGGCGGACCTCAGAGGCTTCGACAGTGGCTTTAGCCTCGCGCATGAGCCGTTCGATTGGCAGGTTGCTGTAGATGTTGTCCCATTGCTCTGCGGCAAACTCACCGAGCAGATGCGTCAGGTCTTTCCCCTGAACGTGCATGGCGGCCAAGAACATCTCCAGCTGGGAGGCGTTGGTCAGCCAACGGCCCACGTCGCCCGACATTTTCTGCGGACGGATCGACAGGGCTTCGGTCTTCGCGCGGGAGTCTGATGCGATGCGGATCTGGGTTTTAGACTCGCCGTACTGCATCTCATTCAGGCCGACGCGACGATTGAAGTTGAGCGACAGCATCTCAATGGCCTGCAGCTGGTCGCCCTGCGCCATTGGCTTCTGCAGGAACTGAATGACCTTACCGATGTCCTCGTGGATATTGTCGTTCAGCCCGACCTTCACCACGGCATCGTCCGAGTTGAGGACCTGCTCAGCCTCCGATGCGGCGGACTTGAGGTAAGCGAGGATCTGTTGACGATTGCTCCAGCTGGAGTCAATGTACGATGAGGTCAACACGTTTATCGCGATCAACTCGCCAAGGCCTGGACCGAGTGGCGCCATTGGCCACGGTGAGCCCATGAGCGGATGATATGACAGCGTGCTGACAGGCCAGCGGTTGTCTTTCCATGCCGGGAAATGATCACCGAAGTTACGGCATCTCCACTGGAACATCTCAGCAACCTGATCTGAGGTGGCTGGGTTCTGGCCGAAGAACTTGTCCGGCGGTGCGTTAAGCGGATATTCGACACCCGGCGCGATGCACAGGTAAGCATAGTCGCCCACCTTGTCATCAAACATGTCGATCATGTGATGATTGAGCTGCTTGGTGCGAGGGCCAACTCCCACTTTGCTCCAGATCTCATACCACTCAATGAGGTCGAATGTTTTGCTGCTGGCACGGTCAGCCTGGCTGGTTTGCTTGCGAGCCTGCATTTCTGCAGAGTGCTGCGTACCCTTGCCTTCCAGCTCGCCACGAGGCAGGCCAAACATCCGCTCAACCTGCCACAGCGGGTTAGAGTGGCGGCACATAATGTACCCAGCAGTTTCCCAAAGCGGATCTTTGCAGTCAGGGTCGATGAATAGGTTGTCGATCGTGTCGTGGCACAGCCGCGTGTAAACCGCGTCCGATCCCGGAGGGCTGTAGGTTTCCGGCCACAGGCAGGCCATCCCCTTGATCAGAGACTCGGTGACCGCATGATTACCATGCACCATGAGCGTGCCGGGCTGTTCGCGCTGCGACCAGTTGAGGTAGACCCCCATCATGTCATTGGCAAAGTCGCTGATCGCCTTCTTCTTCGCCTCGTCCAGCATGACCTGCTGAGCCAGCTTCTGGGCTTCAGGATCCTGAGGGTCGCCAAACAGTTCCGGGACCAGCTCCATCTCTTTCTGGCTGAACACCTTGCGGTCGGCGTAGTTCCAGAACAGATGCGGGCCGATGATACTGACGAACTCGAAGGCCTTGGCGATACAGATCGCAAACTTCGGACTGGGCATTTCCCCGTTGAAGTATTGCTTATCGTTCCACATGAACCCGCGCTGCGACTCGTAAAAGTCGTTGCAGGTTTTGGCGACCAGATTAAACCTGGTCTTTGACTGCTGCGCAGCCTTGATACGCTCCACCCATATATTGGTGAGTGGACCGTAGAACCCGCCCTGCATCTCGACCGCTGAATCGTACATGGTTTACTCTCGAACGTCCCAACAACCGGATCGTACTTTCTGGGCCTGATTTAGTCTCGGATCGTCGCGATGCTTAACACCACCGAGCCGTATGTTGTCGTGGCGACGAAATACGTATATGTCCAGATTACCCTGACCACCATTGTGTACAACAATAGCCGGCAGCGGAGCGTTGGACGTTAGCCCGCCATGCCACCATAGAATGATATCGCCGACATTTACTGAGGGGAATGGTTTACTTGCCTTCTTAGTTTTTGGCTTTGTCGCAGTGGACATTACGCGGGTACTCCTATTTGGTAATTGGTTTGCCGTGGCAGGCTTGAGTTACGCATCTTATGCTCATCGATAAGTCGTTGATATGCTAACTGTCCCATGTCACGTTCGTCAGGTGCCTCGTCCGCACGCGCGTGGAATGTTGGACGACGGGACAGCCAATACTCCAGGGTGACCCGCATATCGTCAACCTGGTTGTCTGCTGGAACCTCTGTTGGATCTCCAGCAGGTGATGTCTTACGTACGTTGGTCATCATCTGCCGTACTAAGTTCGGGCAGGTCTGATTGATTATTCTGAGCTGAGGTCTCCCGCACTGCCTTGTGCGCAGTGATCTAATAACCTGCTTAGACCTTCTTGAGAAATCGTCATCCCCGGCAATAAACCCGCTACCGGTTTGACGACTCTGTAAACCCACTGCTCGGAAGGCTTTCTCGTACTGGTAGTCGACAGTTTCCACAAAGCCTGGTGGCGTTTGTCGTCCCATTCGACCGTCGATGATGAAACGCTCAAAGACATAGCTCTTCTCCGTCAGCATGATCTGCTTAGCCAAATCACCAGGCGAGGCACGGCGGATAAAAATTTCCCGGTAGCAGATGAAGTAGGGCTCCTGCTCATCCCACATGTCCGGCGGAGGCACGGCGCCCATCAGCACGCCAGGCTTTTGCGTGCCTGGGTCCAGTATCAACTCACGGGTCCAGGTGTGTGGCGGCACCCAATTGTTGGCGGCAAGGGCCTCCGTGACCTTGTCGTTTAACGATGGCTCGTTGTAGTTGACGACATGGAAGTCTGCGTTGTAATCCTGGTAGACCCTGATCAATGGCGAGGAACGCTTGCCGTAGATGCGAATCATGGTGTCCCGGTCGCCGGCCTGCTCCAGCGCGAGGTCCTTCTGCCGCTGCGGGATGAACGGTGAATCCAGATACGACAGCTCAATCTTTGCTGTGTGGCACTCTTCCGGCTTTCGCTCACCCTTCTCAGTCTCCAGCTCCTGATCTTCCATGCGGTCAATCACGCCATTGAATACGTAGCATGAGTCACGCGGGATGGTGGACCAGATGAGCATGCCTTCATCGTCACGCAGCCTCATCAACCATTCCTGGTAGTAATGCTTCGAGGCGCTGAATATCTCTTCGTCGTTCCAGATGAGGTCAACCGGGTCACCCTGTTTCACTTCACCGGATGAGGCGAACCCATGGATCGTGGTCTTGTTCTTCATTTTGATCGCGCGGAACTCATGCTCCTTTTTGCGACCAACAGCCCATGATATTTCCTCGATCTCTGCCGGAGGAATGACTGGCGGCGCCCAGCGGGACTGACTCTTGCGATCCCAGTCGTTGGCAAACATCTCAGGTTGCCACGCACGCCAGGCACCGGTGACCTCGTCACGTACGATTTTGAACAGACCCTTGGAGGCGTCCTCATCAAACAGCAACCGGTAGATTGTCATGCCGATATGCTTGAGGTGGTCGCCAATGACCCAGGCATTGATCGGCTGCCCCTTCAGTCGTTTGGGTCGGCAGTGGAACTCCTCACCTGACCATGACGTGATGGGAATGTCGCGAACGAACGAGGCAAAGAAGCTGGCAGCCAAAACTGATTTACCAGATCGGTTACCACCAACGATCAGGGACTCAAAGACGTGGTCCTCACACATGCGACGCAGGGCGTCCTCCTGAGTAACCGTGGGCCTGAACAGTGCCAGCCCATCCATCTCCTTTGCCTGCAGAGCCGAAGCCGCCTGCAGGAACTGGTGCGTCGTGAGCGTCATATCTCGATTGCCTCCATCTCTTTGGCAACCAATGTGACCTCTTCCAGAAAGGTGCTGCAGGTCTGCATCAACGTGCGGATCATGTCCAACCTGAGGGACTGATCAGACTTTGCTTCCTCGGTGACCGTCTTCATGACGATGCCGCGAAGGTCCTTGTGCGTCATGTCAGCAAACGGGTTGCCCACGTCTGCGAGCTGCTTGTCAGCGTTTACCACTGTGTCGTTGATCAGCTTCAGGAAATGGCCGATCGTCTTGTAGTCTTTCGGCATGGCGGCGATCTGCTCTTCTGACAGATCTTCATCACCAACCGGGTTCATTAACTGGTTGACGCAATGCGCGGCCTTTTCGGCTGGCGTCTCACCAAGGATCCCGATCGCCTTGTCTGCGGAATCAATCGTATGATTGTGGCGAGTGTTGCGAAGCTCTTTGAGGTGCTGCTCGTACTTGCTCAGGAACTGGTCCTGAGGAGTGGTGAGGGAGAGCTTGCGGCGAAGCATGACTCTGTCAGCGCAGGCGCCTTTGCAGACCACTGAGTCAACGGCAAACTTCTCAGGAGGCTTCGGGATTCCGCACTCGTCACAGACGATCATTTTATCGCCAAAGGCGTGCGTCTGTTGAGCTTTCGA